CAGTGGCTAACTTCAATCAATTTCTCGAAAGAGAATCTTATTGAGGAGATTCCTGAAAATATTTCTTCCTATACTCCTTATATTGTCAATAAGTGTGTTGCTGGGCATCTTGATACGATTCTGTTTGCCAATGAACTGAATCAATATCCTTATATCTCTAAGGATATGCAATATGCCTTTTATCTACATTCTTTGAGAAAGAAAAAGAGATACACTCCTTGGGTTAAAAAAGAAGATGCAGAGAATCTAGCCGCCATTAAAGAATATTATGGTTACAATGATAAACGGGCATTAGAAGCCCTAAGACTTCTAAATAGAGAAGAGATAAATTTTATCAAACAAAGATTGAATAAAGGTGGAATGAGAAAATGAGTGAATTGAATAAAGAGGGATACGTTGATTGGAATCCCTCTCTGATGATTGAAGTAACACTTGATGAACCAGATACTTTTCTAGTTGTTAAAGAAACCCTACAGCGTGTAGGTATTTCAAGTAAGCACGAAAAGAAACTATACCAGAGTGCTCACATTCTTCATAAGTCAGGAAAATACTATATCATTTCATATAAAGAACTATTTGCTCTTGATGGTAAGTATTGCACTCTATCTGAAGATGATGTTCGGAGACGTAATAGGATTGCAAAACTTTTAAGTGATTGGGGACTAATCAATATTGTAAGACCAGAACAAATTGAAGATATGGCTCCTCTGAGCCTTATTAAGGTTCTTACATATAAAGAACGTCAGGATTACGAATTGGTTTCAAAATACACTATTGGTGGAAAGAAGAAGACCTCAAAGGTGGAAACACCGAACGGGTGAATGCGGCTTTCCTCACTTTATTTTTCAATCATTTTCTGCTAAATAAGCGTAGCACGATGCCTTAGGGGTCTTGCAATTAAAACACTCGCTTAAAAGGAGAAACAAATGACAATCACGCGCTATGCAACTGCCAATCTATCAAAATTTTTTGATGATATTGACCGATACTCTCTCGGATTTGATACTTTCTTTGATAGAGTAACATCTCTTTCCGGGACATATACAAATTACCCTCCAGTTAATATTGTTCAAGAATCTGATACCCGACGTAGAGTAGAAATTGCACTTGCCGGTTTCAATAGTTCGGAAATCCAAGTCTACACTGAAAGTGGAAAACTTGTCGTGGAAGGAGCCAAGAATGAAAAATCAACCGATACATACATTGAAAGAGGAGTTGCTCTTCGCAACTTTAAATGGGCAAGAGTTTTGCCAGAAACCTGGAAAGTTGAAACTGTAACTTTTGTTAACGGTCTTCTAACCATTTCTATTGATCGCCACGTGCCCGAGCACGAAAAAAGACAGGACTATAGGTTCTAAATAGAACGGGCTGCTCCCTAATTATCGTTGCCAATTAAAAGCAGGGCATCTGGCACATATCAGATACCGCCCTGCTATTTTTTTACTATTTTACAAGAATGAAATGATTGAAACAATGCTAACTGAAGTTAATATGCCACAAGCTGCCCCGGCACCGCAATCGACAAGAGAAAAAGCGAAAAAGAAAATAACACTCCCAAAAAGAAAAAAAGAAGTAGAAGCCTGGATTGTAGTTTTTCCACATATTATTCTGATTACTCAACTAGTTAAAAATGTAGATGAAGACGGAGAAAATGAATGGGTTATGATTGAGCCATTTGTTATAGAAGATGCAAATCTCTCTACACTTTCTCCATATCTATTAGAATATACCGATTCAAATAGATTTGTCATTAATTCTGATAAGATGTTAACACTAGCTAAGCCAAATGCAGTGCTACAGTCAAAATACGAAGCACTACTTAACGGATGAGATTTTATACAAATGTAAAGCAACTAGGAAACTACATCTATGTTCGGGGTTATGAAGATGGAGTTTCCTTTAAAAATAGAATTGAATATCAGCCTACCTTATTTTTAAAAAGCCCAGAACCCTCAAAATATAAAACTCTACAAGGTGATTATCTAAAACCAGTTTGGCCTGGAACCATCAGGGATACAAGAGAGTTTATTAACAAATATAAAGACATTGACAACTTTTCAATCTATGGGGATATTTCTCCAATAAATCAATATATTTCGGACAATTATCCAGAAGAGAATATTGAGTTTGATGTCAAGAAGATGAAAATTTACATCATTGACATTGAGACGACTTCAACTTATGGTTTTCCTAACGTTGAGCAAGTAAGAGAAGAAGTTCTTCTTATTACAATTCAAGATTTTGCAACAAAGAAAACCTATACCTGGGGTAGCCGTCCGTTTGCAGAAAAAGTAGAAAATAACATCTACTTTGAGTGTAAAAATGAGATGGACTTGCTAGAGCAGTTCATCCAATTCTGGGAATCTGATTATCCAGATATTGTCTCTGGGTTTAACTGCGAGTTTTTTGATATGCCGTATCTTCTTCGCAGGATTGCGGTTACTTTATCTGAGGCTGATGCAAAAAGGCTATCAGTATGGAAGTATATCAGAGAGCGTAAAGTAAGAGTTGAAAATTCAAATAGAGAAGAATATGTTTATGAGATTTCTGGAACTTCTTGCCTTGACTTTCTTGCTCTCTTTAAAAAGTTCAGTGGAATTAAGTTAGAGAATAATAGACTAGATACAGTTGCCCAAGAGATTCTAGGTGATTCAAAATTAGACCACACACAGTATGAGACTTTTGCTGATTTCTATACTCAGGACTTTACAACATTCACGCTTTATAATATTAAAGACTGTGAACTTGTAAGTAGACTAGAAGAGCATTTGGGTCTTATTGGATTATCACTTGCAATGGCATTTGATACAAGAGTAAACTTTGAAGATGTTTTCTTTCAAAGTAGAATGTGGGATTCAATCATTTACAACTACCTCAGAAAGGAGAATATATGTATTCCACAAAGGCAAGAGATAACTCTAAAAACCGAGAAGTTCAAGGGTGCATATGTAAAACAAACCCAGGTTGGTAAGTTTAATTACGTTGTAACATATGACGTTCATTCTCTATATCCTTCAATTATTCGCACCTTTAACATCAGTCCCGAGACTCTTGTAAGACAACGAAATACTGATATTTCTGTAGACACTATTCTTTCCGAGGAGTTTACAAATGATACAGAATATAGCGTATGTGCTAATGGTTCAATGTATGATAAGTCACAACAAGGTTTTCTACCAAAATTGATGGAAAAACTTTATAATGAACGTGTTATCTATAAAAAGATGATGTTAGCAGCCAAAGCTGAATATGAAAATAATCCATCAGAAGAAATCAAGAAAAAGATCACCGTTTACAACAATTATCAGAACGTAAAGAAAACAGTTCTTAACTCGGCATTTGGCACCCTAGGTTGTGAGTATTTTAGATATTATGACCTGAGAAACGCAGAGGCAATCACTTACACTGGTCAGGCAATTATTCGCTGGCTGGAGAAAAAGATGAATGCCTTTCTTAATAAGATTGCCGGAACCCAAGACTTTGACTTTGCCATTGCAATGGATACCGATTCCATTATGGTTAATTTTGAACCGATAATTCAGCGTATTTTTGGCGATAAAGAAGTTGATATGAGTAAAATCATTGACTTTATGGATAAGGTTTGCTCCACTAAAGTTCAAGAGTGCATTGATAATTCATTTAATGAAATTTGTGATACCCTTGGATCTTTTGATAGACAACTCAGTATGAAAAGAGAAAAACTCTGCTCATCTGGGCTATGGGTTGCAAAGAAGAACTACATAATGAACGTCTGGGACAATGAAGGATTAAGATTTGCAGAACCAAAGATTGTTATCTCTGGAATCTCTGCAATTAAGTCTTCAACTCCGGCCTATTGCAGAAATAAAATCCGCGAAGGAATTAAACTTATTCTTAATGGAGACAATAAAGACATTATTGATTTTATCAGTGTTTGCAAGAAAGAGTTTTTTACTCTTACTCCAGAAGAGGTATCATTCCCAAAAAGCGTCAGCAACGTCAATAAATATGCAGCGCATAATAACTCTTACATATCAGGAACACCCATTCAATCTAGAGCCTCACTGATTTACAATAGACACATCAAAGAGAAGAAACTAGAAATGAAATACCCTTTGATTAAAGACGGGGAAAAGATCAAGTTCTGTTATCTTAAAATGCCAAACCCAATTAATGAAAATGCAATTGCATTCATTCAAAGATTTCCAACCGAGTTGGGGTTAAATAAGTTTGTAGACTATAATACACAGTTTGAAAAGACATTCATTTCACCTCTTAAGGCAATTTTGGATGTTATCGGTTGGAATACAGTAGAGACAAGTTCACTAGACTTTTTATTTGGATGATTAACGTATGGACTTTTTAAAAGATATTTTAAAAGAAATTAAAAGTGAATATACTCAACTCGCTTCCGAAATTAAGGAAGCCGAGACTTTCTTAGATACCGGCTCCTATGTTCTTAATGCCCTAATTTCTGGTAGTATTTTTGGTGGGATTTCACAAAAGAGAATTACCGCCTTAGCTGCCGATGAATCGTGTGGTAAAACATTTATTGCCCTAAATGTAGTTAAAGAGTTCCTTAATAAAAATGAAGAAGGAATTTGTCTATATTTTGATACTGAATCTGGAATCAATAAGACTCTACTATTAGAGCGTGGAATTGATGTTAACAGAGTGATTATCAGTAATGTTGTAACAGTAGAAGAGTTTCGCTCTAAGGCTCTTAAAATTATTGATATGTATTTGAAGAAACCTGAAGTGGAGCGAAAACCCTTTTTTATTGTTTTAGATTCCCTAGGTATGCTCTCTACCAATAAAGAGATTGGAGATGCTTTAGATGAAAAGGATACTAGGGATATGAC